GATTCGCGCTGAAGGGTTGATGCTGGAAGATTTTCTCACCATCGTGGCGGGCTATCGCGACGAGTGGTATCCGAAGTTTGCGGCGGTGAAAAGCTGCGTGGCACCGATTGGCGATCAGCAGAAATCCACGCGCTACACGCCCTTGGACGTGCTCCGCAAGCACCTAAAGATCCGGCCACAGTCACGGCCGAACGGCAACAGCGCGGATGTGCGATTAGCCATGATCGAAACGCTGGCATCCTACCTGCGCCGACGGAACGCGAACGGCGAGGAAGCCTTCGCAATCAATCACGACGACGCGAAGTTTCTCATCGCGAACAAGGAAGGCGTGAGAGAGTCCGCTTTCATGCATCACGCCTTCGAGGGCGGCGCAGTCTGGGATGAACACTTCGTCTCAGTGGGGAACAAAGAAGTGCGGCAGGTGCGGGAAGATGACAAGTTCTCAAATGCGCTCCATTGCGTCGAAGATATCTGTCTGAACTTCTGCGCCAGCCAACTCACCGAAGAGGAACGCCACGCGAAAGAGATGCGGCAACATCGGGATCGCGGTCCGCGCGAAGCACCGTTACAAGGCGAGGGAGCTTGGGCTATATGAATACCTTTCGCACGCCTCAGACGATTCGATCCGCTGCGGCGACGGCTCAGAACTCGCCGATGACGGGCTCGCCAGCGAAGCGCGCGTTGCCGCCGGCCTTGGCTAAGCGTGCCCAGATGGTGAAGGAAGCTCATCAGCACCTGGCCGCGAGCGTGCCGGAATACAGCAAAGTCGGATCACGGCAGAAGTTCATGATGGCCCAGCATCATGTGAACGTTCGCTTAGGGAAGGTGAAGTAATGGCACGCCTCACCGCGAAAGATCGACAAGCGCTGCCGGCCTCAGACTTCGCCGGAGGCAAAGGCCACTATCCGGCGATCCCTGATAAGAAGCACGCCGCACTCGCGGAGTCGATGGTCTCGCGCTACGGAGATTCGGCGCTGAAGGCGAAAGTGCGCGCCGCAGTCAAGGCGAAATATCCCGGCATGGGCAAGTGAGCGAAATCGGCTTGAACGTCAGTGACAATCCACAGAACTTCACGATGACCTGTCCCAACTGCGGCAACCTCGTGCCTCCGGATCCGATTGTGCAGAACCTCACGATCTGCCCGTCCTGTCTCCGCTCGCTCGTGATTGACGGCACGGACGGCGTGAGCCTGAGACTGGCGACAGGCGCGGAGACGACGATCTTGAGCGAGCACGATCTGGCGACGTTGAAGAATGCTCGGGCCGCGCTCCGGAAGGCGCTGAAGTAGTGGCGAAGTCTGCCAGCCGTGCCGCGAGCGCGAAGTCCACTCGCGTCAAGCAGAGAGATTCACCGTTTTTTCGCACGATGCGTGAGCGCTGGAAGCGGGCCGACGACGCGGATTCCGATCAGTCCGAACGCGAGCGCGATGACATTGCGTTTGAAGCGGGCGAACAATGGCCGGCCGATGTGAAACTCGCGAGGCAAGGCCAGCAACCGATCAACGGCATGCCCGCGGTGCCCGCCCGTCCGACGCTGGTGATCAACAAAGTCAAAGAGCCCATCCGCCAGATCCTGAATCAGGAACGCGCCGCAGACCTCGGCGTGGAGATCGTGTCCGCCGATGACTTCGGCGATCTCGGCATTGTGATCGATGATTCAGAGATCCGCTTACGGGAAGGACTCGTCCGGAGACTGCAACGAGAATCCCACGCGGCCGACGCGCGGACGTGGGCCTATAAACGGGCTGTCATTGCTGGGCGTGGCTTCTATCTCGTCTCCGTGCGCTATTTGCCAGGCAAAACGCGCGATCAGGAAATCTACCTCCATCGGATTTACGAGCAAGCGGGCGTGAAACTTGATCCCTCCCATGAAGCCCCGGACGGGTCAGATTCCGACTGGGAGTTTATCGGGACGTGGGTGCCGTGGGATCGTTATAAGGCTGAAAATCCACAGTTCAACGGGAAAGACAATCCCTATACCGATTACACAGCGGCAGACTTCGTGGGCCTCACGGAAGAGTATCCGGACTGGTTCAAGAATACGACCGATAGTGTCAGCACAGACGGCAAGCGAGAAACCGTGCGCGGTTCTGCGGTGCGTGTCGTGAACTATTGGCACACGAAGCATGTGTCCCATGAACTCGCGACGCTCGAGGATGGCACCTACTGCTGGATCGAGGACGTGCCGAAAGGCATCACGCCTGTTGATACCGACATGGTGATCGAGCGCACGGTCAGGCATTGCAAGGTCGGCGGCGGTCTCCAGTTCCTTGATGGCACGAGCGAGGAGAGCGAGTGGGCCGGGCCTGACATGCCCATCGTGAAAGTGCTCGGTGATGAAATTCTCCCCTTCGACAACCAGCGCCGCGCAGAAGGCATGGTCCGTCCCTCGCGTGGGGCGCAGATGGGCGAGAACTACATGATCTCGAAGCTCGTGGAAACCATCGGCCTCACGCCTCTGTCGCCCCTCCAAGTCGATCCCGACGCGATCGATGGTTACGAGGAATGGTATAAGGTCGCCAACACGCGGACCCTACCATTCCTCCCCTCCCGCACGTATGACGATCAGGGACGCCAACTCAAGGAACCGCATCGGCCAGCCGTCGATCCGAACATCTTCCCGATGGCGCAGGCGATCCAACTCTTCGACCAGTTCATTCGCAGCACGACGGCGGTGCCCGATCCGACGCTCGGCAACGTCGAGCCCGCGCTGAAGTCTGGGAAGTCGATCCAGGCACTCACCGCCAATGCCGCGCAGAGCACGAGTAACTTTCTCGATAACCTCGCTCGCTCGATTCGGTATGAAGGGCAGATCATCAATAACTTGCTCTATCCGATCTACGGCGCGAAGCCTGGACGCCTCGTGCGGATTCTGACGGGCGAAAACGAAGCGCAGACGATTCATATCTCAGCGCCACAACCCCCGACGATGCCTGGGCAACCTGTAGCGCCGATGCCCCCGCCAGCGCCGAACGCCGCGAAGATGGCCGTCTTGACCAAGGATGCCCATTTCAACGTGTCGATAAAGGTCACGAAACAATACGACGTGAAGCGGGAAGAAACCGCCGCCTTCCTCGGGAACATCATCGCCGCCGATCCCCAGCAGATGGGCGTCGTTGGCGATATGCTCTATCGGAACATCGACGTGCCCGGCAACAGCGAAATGGCAGATCGCCAGAAGCTGATGCTCGCGCCGCCGATCCAAGCCTATCTGGCGAGTAAAGAGCAAGGGCAAGCGCCACTCCCGCCGCAGGTGCAGCAGCACATGGCGCAGATGGCCCAGCAACTGCAAGAGGCGCAACAGATCATCGCGAAGCTGGCGGAAGATGCGAAAGGCCATCAACTCGACTATCAAGGGAAAGTCGATGTTGAGAAAATGCGCCAGCAAACGGACGTGACGAAGGCGCAGCTGGCGAATGAACTCGCGATCACGCTGCAATCGATGAAGGATGCGGCAGGCATTGCGGAAGCCAAGATCGCCGCGGGCGTGTCAGACCAGGAGGCAATTGACGAGGCCATCGCGCTCGGCCATGAACACGCGCAAGAGGCCACTCAGGCGGCACTCGACCGCCAGCAGGAACAGACGATGCAGCAGACCGACCAAGCGCATCAAGCCGCGATGACCGCGTTTCAGCCGTCGCCAGCAGAAGGCCAGCCGACCAGCGACCAGGGACAGGCCGCGCCACAGTCGGCACAGCCGACAACGCCAGCGCCAACGAATGGGCAACCCTCATGACGTTCTTTCGCTGCGATGGGTGCGCGGTGACCCTCGGTGTTGCGGACGGGTATTGCCTTGAGCGATGTCGGTGTGGCTCGTTTCAATTCACGCTCATCACATTTACACGCCCACTGTTCACGCGGGACGATGCCGTGTTCCTGAAGGAACTCCATATCCGCTGTGAGCAAGACGAGGTGTATGCGTGAAGGTCATCACGACGGAATTTCTCTTAAAGCGCCGCACCGTGATCATCGCGGACTTGCTCTCGAAGGTCGAAGCGGAAGATTGGCACGGCGTTCAGGATTGCGCGTCTGACATCAGAGAAATAGACGCGCAGCTCGACGTCTTACGGAGTCGATCATGAAGGACACCATCGCCGCACCAGCCCCTAAAGGCTTCCGCGTGAGCGCCCGCAATGAGCGGCGCCAGCAGCGGGATCTACTCGTGCCGTCTGTTCAACAGTTGCTCCACAATGAGCAGGTGTCACACCGGAAAATTCTCGCTTGCGAAGAGCGATGGAAGTCACATGACGCGATGACGTTCTGGCAACGTCTGCGCTGGATTATCAGAGGATAACGCATGGAACCAACCGAGACGACTGAACAGACACCGCCCGCCGACGAACCCCAACTCACGCTCGCGGAGCACGCCAGCCAGTTCGGACCGAAAGCGCATGGCGCCGAAGCGGAGATGGTCGCGGCGGAAGCCGCCGAAGTCGCTGGCGAGAAGGCCACGCCGGAGCCCAGGAAGCACCGCGCCGCCAGCCAGCAAGCCGGGCCGAAGGACGTGCCGCGCATCAACGCCCTGACTGGACGGGCGAAGGCGGCTGAAGATCGGGTCGCCGCGCTGGAAAAGGAAGTCGCGGACCTGAAGAAGTCGCACGCGCCAGCCGCGCAGATCGCCAAAGCTGAGGCCAGGGTCGAACAAGCCCAACCAGCGCAGACCGGCGATCCGGAGCCCAACGAGCACGATCCGAAATACGCCGGGAACTACCCGAAATACCTCACGGATCAAGCCCGCTGGGCCGCGCGTGACGAGTATCGCACGCAGCAACAGGGCGACAAAGAGGCCGCTGTCAAGCAAAAACGACAGGCCGATGACGCCGAACTCCTGAAAACCTTCAGCACGAAAATCGAGGCCGCGAAGGGAAAATACAAGGATTTTGAGGCGATTGCGTTCGGGCCGACCGTGATCCCCAGCGGGTCCGTGGTGGATGCCTGGATCATGGAACACAAAGCGGGCGCGGATGTGTTATATTACCTGAACTCTCCGGGGCATCGGCAAGAGCTGGACAGCCTCTTGTCGAAGCCGGTCCTCGAACAAGTCGAGGATCTGACGTTGCTCTCGCAACGGTTGCTGTCTCCATCGTCCACGTCGGCCGGCTCGACCACATCGGCCACTGGACCGCGAATGGTTGTTCTGCCTCCTAAACCTCCTAATGTGGTGAGGACTGAGGCCCAGCGCGCCCCTGATGCGGCACACGATTCGGATCGCGAATTGAGCTTGGCCGAGCACGAGAAAGAATACGGCCAGCGCCGTCGCCATAACTAGATCCAGGTCGTCTCCGCGTCGGTCGCGCCATCTAAGGGGCCGACGTGAATACTTTCATTACCCCAAACTGGGTCGCCACAGACTCTGCGTTGGGATTCCGTAACAGCGTGCGCCTTATCGGCGCCTTCAGCCGCGAATGGGACAATACGTGGAAGGATCTTCCGGACGGCGCGAAGATCGGCTTCACCACGCAGGTCAGACTCGAGCAGCGCGATCAGGTCTTTGAAGGCCAAGCGCTCCAGATTTCCCCCATCCTGAACCAGACCGTTCCGATCACCATCAACCATCAGTTCCAAGTCGCGCATGGCTGGTCATCGGCCGATGATGCCCTCGTGGTTGAAGAGGTGCAGGAACGCTACGACATGCCCGCCGGGCGCGTGATGGCGAACAAGTGGGACGTGGTGGCGGGCCAGGAAGTGTATCGGCAGGTCTACTTCCAGATCGGATCGCCGGGCGTGCCGCTCAGTTCCGATCAGGTGTGGCTGGATGGCCTCGCGAAGCTCGCGAACGTCGCGGTGCCGGATGGCGACTTCAACGTGGTGATGGACCCCAAGACGCACAGCAAGCTCCTTGGCGCGAACATCGGCGCGTTCAACCCCCAGGCGCAGATCAGTCACTATTTCAAGACGGGACAGTTCAACGAAGGCGCGTTGGGCGTCGATATGTGGATGAAAGATCCGAACGTGCCAACGCACACCACGGGCACGTTCACGAGCTCCACCTGGCTCGTGAGTGGCGCGTTGCAGACGGGCTCCAGTCTCCTCGTGAGCGGCGGCGGCACCTTTGCCTTCAACGCCGGGGATACGTTCTATATCGCCGGCGTGAACGCGATCAATCCTTCCAGCTATGTGGACACCGGCGATCCGCAGGCGTTCACGTTACAGGCGGGGATCGCGGGCGCCGGCGGCACGCCGACCTTCACGGTCGCGCCGCCGATCATCACGAGCGGCCCATTGCAGACCGTGACCGTCTCGCCCGCGAACAACGCGAGCATCACGTTCGTCGGGTCCACCGGGGCCGTGAGCGCGACGATGGCGGCGCAGACCTCAAAGCAGTCGCTCCTGTTCAACCCTGGCGCGTTCGCCTTCGTCATGGCGGATCTGCCGGCGAAGTTGGCCGGCGCGGTCGCTGGACGATTCACCGGGGACGCTGAATCCAAGATCAAGATTCGCTACGTCGATCAATACAGCATCCAGACCGACCAACTCCCGCGCCGGCTGGACACGATTGGCGGGGTCGCGTGCATCCTTCCCTACTTCGCCCTTCGGGCGTGGAGCTAACGACATGGCCTTTACGACAGCACAGTTGAGCGCCGCGATCACCTCGAGCCAGACGACGTTTGGCTTACAGAACATCTCGACATACCAGGGCGGATTGCCCCCCGTGGGCGCCTTGCCGTTGCCTATCGGATTTCCGATGCTGATCGATGGCGAGTATATGGTCTGCTACAACCAGCCCGTCGCGGGAACGGTGCAGGTGCGCATGCGTGGATGGGATGGCACCGCCGCAGTCGCCCATGACATCCTCGCCAACGTGAGTGTGTCAGCTCTGGCTAGCGATTTCGGGCCGCTCAATGCCACGCAGACGACCACGCAGGACATTACGAACGACGTGGCGATTGCGCTGGGGCAGGATGGCACGGTCGCGCTGCCGGTGGGCAACTCGATCTACTTCATCAACAAGGTGACCGCGATTGCCTTGACCTTACCCGCGCCGATCGCGACCGCCAATGGCCTGACGCTGATTATCACGTCCACGACCGCCGCCTCCCATATCGTGACCGCGACCGGGTTGTTCATGGATGGCGTCGGCACCGTGCCGCACAGCACGGCGACTTACGTGGCGAAACAGGGTGCGAGCATGTCCCTCGTGGCGCAGAACGGGTTCTGGAACGTGCAGGCGTTGCAAGATGTCACGATTTCGTAACTGAAAGCTGAGGGTTAGCCATATTTCTGTTCTGTATTCGCCTGAAACGAACTACTCCAAAGAGCGCGTGAAGTGGGAAGCGCAGCAGACCCAGATGGGGCCAGGGCTGCGCCCCTACGTGTATCACGACTATCCGATGATGTTACACAAAGCGGGGCGTCCCGATAACGGACTCGGCGCAGATCTCATCGTGGACACACGCGTTGTGGATTCTGAGTCTGAGGAAGAACAGGCTCGGCATCAGGGCTTCCGCAGGACGCCGCTCGAAGCGTTGGAAGGCTACAAGGGCGAGCAATTAGAGTTCGCCAAACTCGCGGCCGAGATCGAATACGAGAAGAAGAAGAAGCTGAGTCCTGCCGCCATCGCCGAAGTCGAAGCCGCGCAGGAGGCGCATCCCGGCCACATGCCGAGTGTGCCCGTCACCTCGATTGCGCCGCGCAAGCGCGGCCGTCCCGCGAAAGTGAAGGAGTAACCAGATGGCTGCGATCACGTTTCCGAGTTATGCCTACAACTCAGCCGGACAGCCGCCGTTGATTGTGATCAATCAGGCCGCATTCAACGCACTCGCTGGCCCTGGCACTTGGGCGTTGACGCCCTATCCGCCGCCGACGCCAGCGGGCGCCCCGCCGATCGATTCGCTGGCGTCAGGAACCGGGACGTTTACCGCCACGGACACGCGGTTACAGCAGATCTTGATCGAAAACCGCATCCAGTCGCTCATGCAGCAGGCCGCGTTTGTCATCACGGAAGATGCCGCGACCCAGATGCGTGCGGATGTGCTCGCGAACGACTCGAGCCTGACGAGTTAGCGCCTGACCGTCTCGCACGGGTCATTCCCGGCGTGGTTTTGTCCACCACGTAGCGAGACGGGTCAGGTTCATCCTCAGATAAGAGGATGAATCGGAACGGACCTGTTTGCGCTTGACAGGCGCACGTTGTCACTTGTCGTCGCTGAACCAACGTCCACCTGTTTCAAGGAGAGTCTGTCATGTATGCACAGGGAGTTCCCTTCGACCCATCGAGCGCCGCGACCCCGGACGGCTCGACGGCCACCGCGAACCTCGGCCGCGCGAACGAGTTGATCGTTGCCGAGTTGCACGGCAAGTACTTCGAGCAGTGCTACCGTGGGAACGTCTACTACGGCTCCACCACCACGGCTGGCGTGGTCATTCCCATCGCCTCGACGCTGACGCCGACCTACGCGATTTGGAATCCGGCCGGCTCCGGCAAGCTGTGCGTGCCCATCGTGACACTCATCGGCTGGACCGCCACGCAGAGCGCGCTCGGCTCCCTCGTGTGGATGGCCACGACCAACGCGGGCTCCAACATTTCGACCACCGCGCCGTTCGTGGCCTTCGGCTCAGGCACGCCGGTCAACGCCAACCTCGGATCGGGCAAAGTGTCGGCCATGCGTCTGGCCTCTGGCGGCACGACCACGCTCGTCGCGGCGGCGTCGGTCTATCGCTCGATGGGGATCGGTATGGGCGTCAACACCGTGGCGACGGCGAGCTCGTGGGTGCTGCGTGATGACTGGGACGGCTCCGGCATCATCCCGCCCGGCAACGCGATCTCCGTGATGGCGACGACCGCGATCGCGGCGACGTTGCAGATCACCCTCTCATGGGCCGAAATTCCACTGTAATTTCCTACTCCTCCTCCAAGGGCGTGACGGTATAATACTCACGCCCTTGGAGGTAGCTTCTCATTTATGATCTACACAATGCGCCCTGCGGACTCACCCCAATCGCAGGGACTCCTTGAGTTCGTATCGACCCTCCCACCTGATTGCGTTATGGCCGAAGTCGGCTGTTATAGCGGCGAATCCACCCGGATCTTTCTCTCGCGAGTAGCCCGCGTCATCGCCGTCGATCCATGGACCGATTACGTCGAAAACGACACGACACGCGGGCCGTTTCCGATGACTGATATGCGCGAAGTGGAGCGCCTATTCGACGGACTTGTCGCAGAGTATCCAGGCCGAATCACGAAACAGAAGGGCGCGAGTCGAGCGATTGCCGCCACGATTCCAGACGCAAGCCTCGATCTGGTCTACATTGACGCGAATCACGATTACGAGGACGTGGTCGCGGACCTTCAAGCGTGGCAACCGAAAGTTAAACCGGGCGGGCTCATTGCGGGTCACGACTATGATCCGCAACGCTTCGGCGTCATTCGTGCTGTGCGAGATGTCGTAGGCGAACCAGACGCCGTGTTTCCCGATCTCACATGGGCGAAACGTGTTCAGCCGGGGCCGAAAGCGGAGCGTTCACCGCACCACACAGGGAAACGCATCCTCATCGGGATTCCCTGTCTCATGGAGGGGGGCTATCGGCCGTTCGATATCTGCCTCCATCAACTCGTGGCGGCGCGCACCGATGTGTCCGTGTTTTTTGCGATGGGCGGCGTGCTCCCAGGCGCGCGCAATCGCATCGTGCGCGAAGCGATCCGACAAGACGTGGAATATGTTTGGATGTTGGATGCCGATCAACCCTTCGCGCCTACGGATCTCGATAAACTGCTCGCGCACAACGTGGACGCAGTCGTCCCCTTATCCTCTCACCGTGGGAGCCCCTTTCTCCCGTTGCTGTTTGACGAGTTCGACGCCGATGACGTGGCGCGACAGCATTATCTCAAGGCGCATGAGCACGGCTTGATCAAGGTCGCGGCGGCTGGCCTGGCGGGCTTGCTCATCAAAACATCCGCCCTCAAAGCGATGGGCACGGATGGCTGGTTTGAATTTACGCATCCCGCATGGAATGCAGACGACTACGCGGAGGACTTCCCGTTTTACCGGAAACTTGCGGCGGCTGGATTCCAGCTCTGTTGCGATGTGGATGTGCGCTTCGGCCATGCCGTGACGAGCACGGTCTACATCGTCAAACAAGACGGGCAATGGATGACGATTCTCGCGGAC